TTATTTTTCCTCTCTTCCCTCTTCGATCTCCGCCTGCATCCTTCCGTCCCGCTCTGTGAGAAGGATCGTATCTCCTTCCTTCACATTGCCCTCCAGAATGACCTTTGCGACCACTGTCTCCACATTCTTTTGGATAAATCTCTTCAGGGGACGCGCGCCGAAGCTCGGGTCGTAGCCGTTTTCCATGACATAGCGCTCCGCCTCCGGGCTCAGCTTTACGCTGAGTCTCCGGTCCGAAAGGCGTCGATTGATATCCTTCAGGATCAGCGCCGTGATCCTTTCGATATCCTCTCTCGTGAGCGGCTTAAAGAGAATAATCTCATCGAGCCGGTTCAGAAATTCAGGTCGGAAGGAGGCGTGCAGCTGCTCCATAACGAGCTCCTCCGCCTTCTTCGAGATCTTCCCCTCCGCGTCAATCCCCTCCAGAAGATCCTGCGCTCCGATATTCGAGGTCAGGATAATGATGGTATTCTTGAAATCCACCGTTCTTCCCTGGGAATCCGTGATCCGACCGTCATCCAGCACCTGCAGAAGGATATTGAAGACATCCGGATGCGCCTTCTCGATCTCATCAAAGAGGACCACGGAGTAGGGCTTTCTCCGGACCGCCTCCGTGAGCTGTCCTCCCTCCTCGTAGCCGACATAGCCGGGGGCCGCGCCGATCAGGCGGGAGACCGAATACTTCTCCATATACTCCGACATGTCGATCCGCACCATCGCATTCTCATCGTCGAAGAGATTCTGCGCGAGCGCCTTCGCGAGCTCCGTCTTTCCGACACCGGTGGGCCCGAGGAAGAGGAAGGAGCCGATCGGCTTCGTCGGATCCTTGATGCCCGCCTTCGAGCGAAGAATCGCATCGGAGACCCTCCGCACCGCGTCATCCTGACCGATCAATCTCTTATGGAGCTCCTGATCCAGATGGAGCACCTTCGAGCGCTCGGACTCATTGAGCTTCGTCACCGGAATCCCGGTCCAGCGGCTGATGATGCGGGCGATCTCCTCCTCCGTCACCTTGTCTCGGACCAGTCTCTCGCTGTTCTCGCTCTGGGCCTTTTCCTCTGCCTCTTTAAGCTCCTTCTCCACGGCCGGGAGATCCTGATACTGCAGCTTTGCGACCTTCTCATAGTCGTACTTCTGCTTTGCAATATTGATCTCGGAATTCAGCTTATCCTTCTTTTCACGGAGCGCCTGCAGCTTTCCGACGGAATTCTTCTCATTCTCCCACTGGGCCTTCTTCACATTGAAGCGGTCCCTGAGCTCCGAAAGCTCCTTCTGGAGATCCGAGAGCCGCTCCTTCGAGAGCGTGTCGTCCTCCTTCTTCAGCGCAAGCTCCTCGATCTGAAGCTGCAGGATCCTCCGACGAAGCTCATCCATGTCCTCCGGCATGGAATCCATCTCCGTCTTAATCATCGCGCAGGCCTCGTCCACGAGGTCGATCGCCTTATCCGGAAGGAAACGGTCCGAGATATAGCGGTCGGAGAGCGCCGCTGCGGCGACAAGCGCGGAATCGGTGATCTTCACCCCGTGGTAGACCTCGTACCTCTCCTTGATGCCCCGGAGGATGGAGATCGTATCCTCGACGCTCGGCTCATCCACCTGCACCGGCTGGAACCTCCTCTCGAGCGCCGCGTCCTTTTCGATATACTTCCTGTACTCATCGAGCGTCGTGGCACCGATACAGTGGAGCTCGCCTCTTGCGAGAAGCGGCTTTAAGAGGTTTCCCGCATCCATGGAGCCCTCGGTCCGCCCCGCTCCGACGATATTGTGAATCTCATCGATGAAGAGAATGATCTCCCCCTCCGACTTCTTCACCTCGTCCAGGACAGCCTTCAGTCTCTCCTCGAACTCTCCCCTGTACTTCGCCCCCGCGATGAGAGCTCCCATATCCAGGGCAAAGATCTTCTTATGCTTTAAGGTCTCCGGCACATCCTCCTTCGCGATCCGCTCGGCCAGCCCCTCTACCGCCGCGGTCTTTCCCACGCCCGGTTCCCCGATCAGACAGGGATTGTTCTTTTGCTTTCGGGACAGAATCCGGATGATGTTCCGGATCTCCTCGTCTCTCCCGATGATGGGATCGAACTTCTGCTGCTTCGCCCGCTCCACCATCTCATAGCCATACTTATTCAGAGTATCGTAGGTGCTCTCCGGATTGTCCGAAACCACCCTCTGATTCCCCCTCACCTCGGAGAGGACCTTCAGGAAGCCGTCCTTCGTGATCTGATACTTCTGAAAGAGCCGCTTCAGCTCGGGCTCTGCCTCCTTCAGGAGGGAGAGGAAGAGATGCTCCACCGAGACATACTCATCCCCCATCGCCTTCGCGTGGTCCTCCGCATAGCTGATCACCCGGTTTGCCCCCTGCGAGAAATACTGCTGCCCCGCGCCGGAGACCTTCGGGAGCTTGTCGATCTCCTCCGAAAGATCCCGGAGAAAGGCATCCTTCGGAACTCCCATCTTGGTCAGAAGCTTCTCAATCAGGCTGTCCTCCACCGTCATCAAACTGTAGAGGAGATGGAGCTGAGTGATCTGCTGATTCCCGTGATCCATGGCCACCTTCTGGCAGTCATTGATCGACTCCACCGATTTTTGCGTAAATTTATTGATATTCATAGTCTACCCCCTCTTCTAAGGGCGCGTCTTTTCTCTCACACTGACAGCGCGTCTGTATTTTCTTCTCTCTGCCGAATATTATAGCACAGCTGTTAGCACTGTCAATGATCGAGTGCTAATTTCTTTGTGAACAATCTATGTCCTTCTCCCGGAGGTAGTCAAAGGCGAGTCTCTCCCCCTCCCGGAGCCGGATAATCCCGCAGTCCCGGAAGCCAAAGCGCCGTATCGCGCGCTGCATCGGGATATTTCTCTCGTGGGTGTCGATCCTGAGATAGGGAGATTTCTCCCGGCAAAAGGAGAAGCAGCTTTCGGCCACCCCGCGGACGCTCCCGTCCGAGGCGACGCGGTGGATCACACCGTAGGGAGAATCGCTGTGCCAGCCCTCCCCGGTAATTTCCCGATAGCTCGGCTCCTCCCCGATGAAAAAGCAAAAGACGCCGACGACTCTCCCCTCGGAAAGAAGGAGATAGCTGTTCTCCCGGGCGATATCCTCCTCCACATCCTCTCTCGCGGGGTAATGCCTTCCCCACTGCCCTCCGTTTCCCTGCTCCTCCATAAAGCTTCTCGCTCTCTCATAGATCGAAAGTATGCGCGGAATGTCCTCCCGCGCCGCTTTCCGGATCGATACGTCTCCCATCAATGCACTTTCCTCCCTGAAATTCTTTCTCTTATCTATTCTGATCTATTCCGCTGTCTATTCTGCATTTCCGCGTTCCGCCTCTCCAAGCCCTTTCTTTCGGCTGTCCGCGGCCTTTCTCCTCTATCCTTCCTTCCTGCCTCAGAGAGCGGAGCGGATCCGATGCGAATCCGCTTCGCTTCCTGTCTGAGCCTTGCTTTAGCTCCTGATCCTCTTGACAGCTCTCCCCTCCTTCCCTTATACTAGTTTTCGGCATTTAGTAAAGTTTATTTTGAAAAATTGAGATATTTGCGCGAGTAGTAGAGTGGTACTACGTCTCCTTGCCAAGGAGAAGGTCGCGGGTTCGATTCCCGTCTCGCGCTCTGACGAAAAAGCAAGGAAATCTGCCAAGAATGGCTTCTTTCCTTGCTTTTTTCGTGCTTTTTCGCCTTCTTTTTTGCCGTCTCTGGCACAGCATATGCCACAGTTGTCATAAAAATCTTGTCACGAATCTTGTCACAGAATCAGCACACTCGCTCTCCAGAAATCGATATGAGAGCTCCGCTGTCATCAGTCTTAATCACTGGATCTTTCACACAGTAGCCGAAGACGTCGAAGAAGTAAAGTTTCCCGTCAATCCGGACCGCATTGTTGATATGATATTCTCCTTTGCGATGCCCATAAGCATACCACCATCCGGCATCATCGTGGATCCATCCCAGTTTCTCATAGTCCGACTCCACTACGGGAGGCGTCGGCTTATCTGTTGGAGCGGGATCCTGCGCCATCACTCCGCGATCCAGATTGATTGCTGTGTGATGCCCAGTGCAGAGCAGGATGTCCCCCGGCAGAAGCTCTCGATCAGAGGTAAGATACTTCGGATCCTTCAGTACAATAAACCCGGCCCGTCTGAGCGTCTCCGTCTCATTGCCGGTATACATGTCCGGGCTTACCCCCTGCAGCGCCTGATTCCCCAGACGGTACCCTGCTGCCTTGACGATTGCCGCCACTCCTGCGGAGCAATCCGCATCGCACGGCGTTGTGATCCGGAGGGGATCATAGCCAGACCGGGAGAGCTCCCGCCAGAATGTCGTCCGCTTCGCCTGATTATAGCCAATCAAGTCATTCCTTGCTGCGCTCTTCGCGAGGTAGACGATCATAAGCCTAACCTTCTCGTCCGGATTCCGAAGGACCGTATCCCAGGGGCGGGAATACCACGGGATCACAGCCCACTCTCTGCCGGTCTGATCCCCTGCGCGCCCCCCACTGTACTTTCCTCTTTCATCGTGTCCGCTGTTTGCAATCATATCTTTCTCCTTTCTATTCAAAAGAGGAGAGCTCGCGCCCTCCTCCCCTTTCTTTATCTCACTTCTTTACCCCGGGCCCATTCCCAAGATCCTGCATCTCGTTGGGATCCTGAGACAGCGGGCGCTTTGGATCCGGCCCCACATAGCTCATCTTCGGATCTCTATGGATCTCCGTTCCCGGTCCCTGCCTCTCATCCTTCCGCTTCCCATCATATCCGCTTCCCGGCTTCTTCGTATTCGTCTTGATTCTCTGTGCCTTTCTCATATCAGATCTCCTTTCACTTTTCTCTCTGCATTGATTCTGTATTTTAAGCGGGATTGCAGGGCAGGCTACTTTTAAGTTTTCTCCCGCCCCGCTTTTCGGTCACTATCCCGGAGGAACTCCCGCGTCATGTCCCTCTCTCAATATTTAATCAAACACCAGCGGTCATCTGTTTTCCGAGCTGATTGACGCCCGTAGCCGCCAAGCCAGATACAATCCCGATCGCCATGGCGTTAATGACGTCCTTCGCCGGATAGTCCGGCATGAGCTGCAGTGCCGCGATGCCGAGCAGCATCCCAGATACGCCGCATACGGCGGGGATCGCCTTGTCCGGCACGATCGGCATGCTTTTGCAAAGCATGCCGATCAAATAGCAGATCACAGTAATACCGACTACACTCGTAAGCCCAAAATCCATGTTCTTTTCCTCTCTTTCTCAGTCTTCTACTTTGATGCACTTGTTTTCCCACTTTTTGTATGCATCCAGGTAAAGCTCCGCGCGGTCTCCGTTGTATGTTAATTCATAGTACATTCCATCCGGAACCGTCGTGCTCACCAGCGCCTTAAAGTTCTGCAATGTCTTGCACATCCAGACAACAAAGACATTCTCTTCCGTAATATCTCCGTTCTTGTCCGTGCTTTCCTTGCGGTCATTGAAATAATCCGCGACCGCTTTCACGCAAAGTTTCCTAAATTCCTTTTCCTGCATTGCATCCCCCCCCTCCGTCGCAAATAATCTCGATCCCATATTCCTCAGCCGCTTTATGCTCAAGCCTGCATCCGCGGGCGTCTTTCCATCCAGGAGCAAAATATGCCATATCCGCGGTCGAGAGCAGCTCAATGGCCTTTCCGGTAAACCAAAGCGGCCGCACGTCAGCAGGTGCCCCCTCAAAGTAGGAATCAATGATCTCGATTTCCTCGCCAAACTCACTCACAATACTGTCGATGATTCGTTGCCTCTCCTTCTTGATCTTCTCTTCAGACTCTCCTGCCATTGGCTGACTGATAAACACTCTTAACATCCATCCCTCTCTTTCTTAATCAATGCATGTGCAGAGCCAGTCCCTGCACGACCCACACGGCAATACCTCCGGCCAGGGCGGATACGATCGCAGTGATTGCCGTCTGTACGATCGCTCCCCAGGTCTGCCCTGGTTTATCCTCTAGGTTTCTGACTCTTCCGGAGATGATCTTCTGCTCTTCAGAAAGAATCTTTTGCTCGTCCAGCATCCTTGCCATATTCAAAGCCAGTTTTTGCACGGATAGGGCGAGGTCATTGATCTGCTTGCTAACAGCTTCCAGATTGCCTATCCGGTATCCTAGGTTTTTGATCTCGTGCTCGTGCCCTGAGAGATTTTTAACGATTTCCTCATTCGTCACATTTTGCACCCTCCTTCCTTTCTTTCCATCCTACTCCTCTCCATTCCTTTTCCCCGTAGCAAAAAGCAGCGGAAGAAATGTTCCCGCTGCTTCCTTTTCCCATCACGCCTTTTTCTTTCCCTCTTTATTCCACCGCTTAAAGTCCTCCTCGCTGTAAATCTGTTTCTTGTTCACTAAGATCTTCTGCAATCTCTTGACGATTTCATTTCTCTCTTCGCTGTCCTTCGCCTCCAAATATTTCTCTTTGTATTTTCTTGTTATAGCAGTCTTGAGATCTCTTTCAGCGTCCTGCTCCGTCTTCCCCTGCGCTTTATAAGCCTGCATCCACTTCTCCAGCGCCTCCTTTACCTCCTTTTCATTTTGGTCCTTTTCATAGAGTAATTTGGCGATCTCCTCGCCCGATCCTCTTTGACTCCTCAGCTTTGATGTAATCTTTTTTTGTATCATCTCCTCAGAATAGCCTTTATCTTTCAGCGCTTTTTCCAGTTCCTCCTTTCTTTTCTTATCTCCCCGCATCGCGGCCTCTGCTGCTGCTTCTATCTCCGGCTCCTCCGCCAAGGCCTTTTGTACAGCTTCTTCCACCTTCTCAGGATCCATATTTCTTTTCATTTCTTCAATGATCTGATCCCCAAGCGCTTTGTTCCCCTGTGCATAGGCCCGCATGGCATCCGCCAGGAATTGCTTTTGGTTCAAGTATTTTTCATCCTTCTGCGCACCGATGTCGTAAAGGATCCTATCCCGATCATAAATCGCTCCGGCCTTGTCACCGATCAAAAAGGTATCCACAAAAGCGCCAATATCCTTCATCATATTGTGAAGAGGGATCCCCGCGATGTTTGTCGCTCTGGACAATTTATAAAGCATTCCCAGCCCGCTGGATTTCGACTCTCCCTGAACAAATTTCACCGTTTCCGGAATCGTCTGAAGAAGATCTTCCAATGCCTTCATCCCAAGATCATCTTCATCGCTATATCCCTGCTTTCCCGTCGTAATCTTCACGCTCTTTTCAATGATATCCTTGATATACGGAAGGTTATTCCAAGGCTGAATGCTGGATAAGAAATCCTGTAGGAATTTTTCTCTCCATTTTTCTCCGTACTTCTTATCCTTATCCGGATCCCGCATTGCAGACACAATGGACGCAGCCGCCGATGTCAAAGCTTGCGAGAGAAGCACCGCTACGACAACTCTGGCCGCCCGCTTCTTTGCTCCCTTCTCTTCGTGCTTGATATCGCTCGCCATCCGATACAGTACATTATATGTTTTCGTCGGCTCCGACATAAAGGAAGTGATGATCTTCTCCCACGTCCCTTTGCTCTTCATAAGATCGGAGCGATGCAATACAGAATCCACTACCTGCGTTGTATCAATCACGTGATTAAAGATCCTTGCCGCCTCCTGATAAAACTCCTCCGTTCCGGGCGAAAGCTTTGTCGTGTCCTTTACCTGCGCCTGTGCGGCCCACCATAGCCGGACCCATGCAACTTCATCTCCCTTCTCCAGCAAATACATCGAGCTGTCCTGAAGCTTCTCCAGCGCAGATTCCCCACCAATCAGCATTCCTTTCATGGAACGACCCACATTGATATCATAGGATCCAAGTTCTTTCCATGCCGCAATCGGTGCATACTTCTTGCAAAGCTCAAACTCCTGCCTTGCCATCTTCCCCGGCTTCAGCGTGAGCCCTTCCAGAAGATACTTCGGATTCGTTACCGCCATAGCTCTTACATATGCTGTCGGCTGCTGAATCGCAGATCGAAGATTTGCTCCAATCAGTGCTCCCTTATATTTCCCTGCGATACCATAAAGCCCTCCCCATTCATTCCTGCCACGGCTTCCGTTCAAATCCCGAAGCAAATTCGTGAAGTAATCGATTCCGTTTTTCCCCATGACTCGCTGCAATTCCGCATGGACATTCCCTTTCACGCCTTTATAGTTATACCATTTTTCGAGGTCTGAGACGGCTGGCATATAGGCACTGTAAGAGCTCATCTTATCCACTTGATCCACAAAGACATCAAAGATATCCTGCACGATCAGCGGATTAAAAGTTCTCTGTTGCGTCGCCTTCGTCATACCCATGTTCTTCAGCATGGTCATTCCCCGCTCCAAAGCTTCCGAATTGATTCCAATCGAGGTATCATCCACGCGAATCGGGAAATAATCTTTTGCCATAAATTTCCGGTATCCATACAAATTCAACGTGGCCTCATTCCCCCATGCGGAGGTTTCTCCCGTCAGGAATCTCCCGATCGCCGCTGCTACTCTCTTTTCCTTCTCGCTTAGGTGCTCATTTAGCAGTCTGGAAAGTAATCCCTCTGAGAGCTTATAAACGGTATTGTTGTCTTGCATTACCCCAAGCCTTCCACGCCTAGGCTCCCATTTAATTCCTCCATAGCTCAAGTTCTTCGGATGTATTCCGAGTGCTCTCTCCTGTTTCGTCGTCCCATAGAGATGCATTCTTGCCTGTTCCCGCTGATTCAGAAGATAAAGAGACATCAACTGTGCTTTCGTAACTTTCACCGTTTTGTTTCTCGTTCCGCTCAGCGTCCCTCTTTGTACGGCAGGCAAAGTGATCTCAATTTCCTTCTGCGACCACTCCCGCATTTCTTTGTCTTCTAACCGATTTTCCTCTTTGATCTTTTCAAAGTATTCCTGTGCCTGCACCATCTTCCGTGTTTTGTTGTCCAGCGCATCCCGAAGTGCCTGATATCGATCGCCGCCTCCTTTCCCCATCTCATGAAAGAAGGTATAACTGTCCATCATTCCGGTGGATGCCAGTTTCTTCAGGCTCCCAATAAACCCTGCATAGTCCTTCTCCGTCTCCCTTTGCCTTAAGGAATCTACCGTTTTTTCAGACGCTTCCGCTATGCTCTCCATATTCTTTTCTGCGATGAATTGGTTGGCAGTTTCGACCATTCTTCGAAGTGCCCGCAGAGTGTCTCGCACTTCTCTCAGATTTTTCAAGGGGAGAATATCAATGTTTCCATGCGCCTCCTCGTTTTTCTCGAAGGCCGAAACCGTTGCCTGCAGGTTTTTCACGATATCCGGATCAATCGTGAGATAGGAGGCATTTCCATTTTCTGATTCTAAAATATTGTCTTGCTTCTCAATCTCCTGGATTTTCTGGCTAAGCGTAAGAACTGCTGCCTTAAACTCCTCCGCGCTCAGTGTGCGTTTTGTTTTTTCTCCTTTTCCATTCTTTCTCTCTTCAATTTCTCCTTCTTCCGTGATTTGTCTTGAGGCATAGTCAATATAACTCAGGACGTCTAGAATCGGCTTCACCATTGGCTCCGGGATATGCTCCTGATCTGTCGGACTTGCTGCCATCTGAAGCAGTTTCCTCGCATCCTTTTGTACTTCACTTTTATACCGTGCCCGGTCTCTCCCTTCTTCATAACGTTCCCTTTGCTCCCGGATTTTCTGCAGCATTGCTTCTCTCTGCTGGCGCTTCTGATCCGTCAACATCTTTTTTCTAAGGTTAAATTCTTCATGACTCAAATTTCCATCCGAGAATTCTTTCCTCAGCTCTCTCAGCCTTACAGCATCCTCCCGTTGGATGATCCGGAGCCTTTCGTTGGACTCTCGGAGAAGTTCATTTCTCGCTTCCTCCTTTGCCATTTTCCAGCTTTTTGCATAGCTTTTCGCCTTGCCTCCTTTTTCCATCCCCACTTCATAATAAAGATCAAAGACTTCCTTCGCGATGTCCTCCGCCGCTTCTCTTTGTGTCGCCATATCTCCATAGATGTTGACCATTCTGGGCCGCATATATTCATAGACATCCATGATCTCTTGTACAGCATCCGCCTCATTGCGAAAATCATCCGGGTCTTTCGTGAATGCATCCGGAAACACGCCTTTCAATTCTCTATATACGGCAGAGGCCTCTTTCTCCCGATGCTCTTCCTTTGTTGTAAATCGTATCTTCCCAAACCATTTCCGCTGCAGCATTCCGATTCCATCCGGTGCAACATCCCTCACATTTTGCGGAGAGATATAGATGATCGTATTATGTAACGCCTTTCTAAAAGGTCTCCATGCCTCTTCTTCCTCGGGATCCGGCTGCACCGCCTCCTCAATCAACTGATTCGCAATCGCCCTTGCCCCATTCATAATATCCTGATAGTCCAGATGTTCCGCTGTCTTAATATAACTGTAAAACTTCGCAAGCTGTTCCTTTAAGACGGTCTTTGACATCTTTGATCCTGTATCATCCACTAGCTTTTTTGCGACATTTCTGATCCCTGTCTCATCTGTCTGTTTCCCTCTTGTTGCAAACAAGAGATTGGTCAAATATGCATTCTCTCTCCGAAGCGCTTCCGACTGCTCTTCATATCTTCCCGGGAGCATTTCATCTTCCAGATCGAGCTGGAATCGAATTCCATCTAGGGACTGAAGCTTTTGCTTTCGATCCCCTTCGATCTCCGCATCATAAAATTGGATGGGAATCCCTCTCTTTTCCAGCGCGTCAAGCACTTCTTCCGAAGTATTCTGCGGCACAAGAGCCGCCGCTATCTCATCATAATTCACAACTCTCTGCGGTTTTGCCTCAAACATCTCCACGGGCATTTCCTTTATCGCATGGATGATCTCTGTAATCTTTCGGATATCCTCCTCCCGGACTTGCCAAATATCATATTTTCGGAACGTATCTCTCAGCGTCTCCTTACTAAAGTTCTTTTCTCCCGCCGCATCCTGAATGATGTTTCCTATCTGATTGATCGCTTCAAGTCGATCGCCTCTTCCAGACCTCTCTCGAATCCCTGATATCACTTCCAATAATTCTTCGTTCAATTCGTCCTGCTGCTTCTTGAACTCCTCTTCCGTCAGATTCTTCAAACCACCCTCTCGCTGATGCATCTCCTGAATGCTTTTTATGTCACTCTTCACTGCGGCTCGGAGCGTCTTTACTCCTTCAAACCCCTCCACATTCTTTGCATTATCCGACTGAGAAAGCATTGATCTTACTATATTTTCCGGCGTCACATCATAGTGAAGCTCCGAAAAGTTTCTTCGCTTCCCCTTCTTCGTAAACGGTTCTTTCCCGTTCCATACTCCTTTTTTTCCTTCGCTCCCACGAAATAGATCAGAAAGCCATTTCCGGTATCCTTCCTTGTCCACATGCCGGTCGAGAAACTTCTCTGCAGCCTCCTCATCATATCTCGCGTGCTCATGCGGATCCTGCCACCTGGATGCCTTCTCCATGATCTTATAGGCATCCCCCTTTTCCCGCATCGAAGACAGCACTGTTTGTATCAACTTCTCCGGCTTCCCTACCTTCTCCATAGATTCCCGTTTGAGTTCCAGCAATCTTTCCCCGTATTTTTCCGTGATCTCCTGCGTCCCCATATCATAGATATGATGAAGCTCTTTCCCGAATTCTTTTTTCACAGTACGCATCAAAACATCTTCTGCTGTTTCAATTGATGTATCGCCTTTGAACTCCGGCACACTTATCCCTTTCTCCGAAAGATAAAGCGCCTGCATTCCTCTGTTCTCTTCCGCCCTTTTTACTAATTCGGCCTCTCCGCCCTGTGTGATTGCATACTGCATCTCATTCAGGAATCTCTCTGCATTCTCCTGCATCTCTCTCGGGATATCCCGTTCCTCTATGTTTCTCTTCGTGCGATCCTGAATCTCTTTGATTTTCTTCTGCTCTCCCTCATATTCCAACTTTGGGAACATCGGCGTCCAGGCATCTGCGCCATACACCTTATTCCCCTTCCTCTCCGGATCCACGGTATTTTTCCGGAAAACAAGCGAAATATCCCCAAACTTTTCCCATCCATAATCTGCTTTCGTCACAGCAATAGACGGCATAGGGATCCCATCATAAGACAAGACCTTAAGAAGCTTATCCGCCTTTAAGTTATGAACCGCAATCAGGCTTTTACTCTCTTCTACCTCTTCCTTTCCCTCCAGATGATCCTTCAGCGTATGGTTCTTCTCATTGACATTCGGAGAATGTTCTGTTATAGTCTCTTCATGAGGATCACTTTGCACCCTAAAGCGCTTCATTGCGTCAGCAGAGTTGTTCCTCTTTTTTTTGTTTTCTCTCAATGAGATGTCATAAACATAATGTTCATCTCCAGTGTCTTTCACATTGATTAAGACGTCAAAATAACTCCCGTCACTTTTGATCGTCTTTACAAAGTAATCCCAATTCTTCGCATCGCGATGGAACTCATTCTTTTTCCCTCCCTTTTCCGCTTTACTCTTATCGTAATTGGAATTCTCCGCTAAAGTTACGTAGTCCCCATCTGCTGCAATATTTATTTTTGTCTTAAACCCTTTTCTGTCGGATTGCTTTCCGCCAAATATTCCTTTCCTTATGCCATAAGGATCATATTTCGCTTCATAGGTTACACCATCTTTTTGGAAGACGACCTTCTGATCCCGGTACTTTCCCTTCATGATTTCAAGGGCATGATGCATTCTCTCTCTTATAGTAAGTTTTTTTGTCGCATCGCTCGTCTCATAAACATCGATATTTCCCTCATGCCCAACCAGTTGATACTTTATTTCTCCTTCCCGTTCCTCTCCGGCATACTCCTTTGTTTCCATCGTCTCCGCGGACTTCTCCACTGCCTCCATCCACAAAGCCCGAGCATCCTCATATTGCCGAAGATCTTCTGCAAGCGCCGTGCTTGCCCGCCGAAGCCCTTGCTTTGAAATAATTTCCCGAATGGCATCCACAACCGAGTTCAGCCACTCGAGAATTCGCCTCCCAATCCCTTTCTGTGTCTCCGTTACTTCCTTGATAAACTGCCTATCGTTCAGGAATTCCCCTGTGGAATCCGCGACAATTTCATCCGTAAGCTCCTCATGAGACAGTTCTTCTCCATATGCCTTCCGATATGTTTCTATCAGCGAATCAAAATCCGTCCCCTTTGATCGGACGATCGCGCGAACGGCAGCCTCCCGAAAGTCTGCGTATTCTATCGGTGCATACTCCTTGATCCAGTGCGTCATCTCATGGCTTACCGTTGCCATGGGGTTCTCACTGCTCAAATCAACCGTGACAATTCCCTTCCCCGACTGATATCCTCCCATCGCATCCGATCGGCCAAGACCATTCTCTCCGTATCTCGTGCTATCTGTGACACGGAATAAAATCCCGGTCTTTTCCCCGAGACTTTCTAACGTTCTCTTTAGGGCTTCCGGAGTTTCCGGTACGCTCTCTAAAAGTCCCCCACTTCTCTTCTCCTGTCTTTCTCTATAGTTCACATTGGCAAGCCTCTTCAAATTCTTCATATAGTCCGCATGCCCAGCTTTATAGATCGATTCAAATTTATCCTTCCCAAGTATGGCCGCTTCCGCAGTCTTCATATCATCCTGCAGAGATCCATACCTCGCCATATTGTAGATATCCGAATAAGTCTTGATGTAATCCGGCACCGTCATTGTTCCGTCAAAGTTCTCAAGAAACGCCTTCTTCCCTGCTGCACCATAATTTCCGGCCCAATCCTTTAGCGTCTCCCTTTCCCACTTCCGTTTTCTGTTCTCCAGTTCCTCTCTGTCTTCTTCCTTTTCTTCTGCTTTCCCAATGCTTTCTCTCTTCGCAGTTTCCTTCTTCGTCTCTTTGATTCCTTGCCCCAGATTCTCTTCCTTCGCTTCTTCCTGCGTGTTTTCCTGATTGACTGCAGATTCATTGGCCTCCTGCAGTCTCTGCGCGTCCTCCATATTTGCTTCGATCGCATTTGCAAGATATCCCCGCTCCATCTGAGAGATATTCTCTCCCTTCTTCACGCGGTCCGCATACTGCTGCGCAATGCTTTTCGCCTTTTGTCCACCTACCGTACTGTCATCCACGCTGTTCGCAATCTCTTGGTATCCGTTCCCCCGGAAGACATCTCGATATTCCGCCCCCTTCCCGTATGTCCCTATCGCAGACGCAACGCCAGAAGAAAATCCTCCGGACAGTCCTCCGCCAAGGAAGGAAAGACCGGCTGATTGCAGACGAGAAGCCACTGTATTCATGAAGGCACTCTTCTCATTTTCCCCATTCGCAATTCTTGCGCTGTACTCCTGATAGGGCTCTGACGCTGTGTTTTTTATCAGGATATCCGTAATATCGTTCGAAATATCCGTCGCAAACTCTTCCGATCCCTCTGTCAAGAAACTCTTCGCATAGTTCTTCGCGAGCTGCTTAATCCCCGTTACCGGAACCTCTTTCATTGATTCAAAATTCCCAAGCGAAAAACGCTCCCAGAACGCTTCTGCAATCCCATGTGTTATTGCACTTCCAAGCATCTGATTCTTGCTCAGATTCTCATTCATGGAATCTTCATAGAGTTCCTGATTTGCTGCATTACCCCCCGCAAGCGCCAAACTCCCTCCCCCAAAAAGAAGCGCATTCGCGGTCGAACTGGCAGCGTCCAAGACAGTTCCAGTCAAAAAATTCGACACTTTTTCTTGTGTACTTTGTATTCCATCGTTCTTCAGTCCAAGCCTTTCTCTTACTGCGCGCTGTGTCCCCTGTCGGATCGCGTCCACGACAGGGGCACTTTTCATATTTTCCGGCTCCATCTTATCCCCACGAGCCATCTGTGCGGCAGTATTGATAAGCCCTTCTACACCGCTTACGGCATTTTCTCCCGTATACAGCGCCGCTCCCAGAACCGGCGCTACCGCCCCAATGCCAGGCTTTTCCGACAACCTCTTCAGATATTGATATTCCCGGTAGCCTTCGGCTGTATCCGACACAAGCGGAACCGAATTCACCCGATCCTCCTGCGTCGTTCCCCGAATCTTTGTTCCATCCCCTCCCGGATGTTTCTGCACATACTCCTCAAACTCTTTCCGTTGTGCCTCAGTTTCTTCCGGCTGTCCCGACGGCTTCACATAATATTCCGGATGATAGGACGATACTTTTTCTGCTTCCAATCTTGCCGAAAGCGATCTTTCCTGTCCCTCTCTCCTCTCCCTCAGTGCATGTGCCGTAGTAGGATCCGCGGTCTTTTCCGCCATTGTCTGATAAGATGGCGCCCAGGACTTATGTTCCTGCATATAATCACGGATCTGGTCATTCATCTTCGAATTTGGCATGATCGGCTTTTGGGAATTCAGGAGCGATCTCAAATCACCAATCCCTCTTCTTTTTGAGCTTGCGGCCTCATTTTGCTCGCTTCCCGCCGGATCGCTCTGCCAGTCCGGAATTCCCTTCAATGTCTTATAGTCTCGATACATTTCCGCAGCGCTTTGCGGCATTCCTTTGCTTCTTATCGCCTGTGCGGGATCCGGATCCGCTTCCGGTATTCTGATTCTCCCAGACTTTACCCCGGAGGAAATCGCTTCTCCCCCCTTACTCTTCAAAAACTCCTGGAACGGATTGTAAGAGCTCCTGGAAACTTCTCTCTCCTCTACTTTTTTTCTTCTCGCCATTCCCGCACTCTCCTCTTATTTTTTCAGATTTCGAAGCAGTCTCCCCGATGCAAAATCATCTGCCTTTTCATTGACTGCGCCAACTAACGGATCCATTACGATTCTCCCAGCCATCTGGTCCGCGATGATCTTCTGCTGATACTGCTTCGCATAATTATCTCTCCCCTTTTGCGTGAGAAGCGGGCTATCTCCACCGGCGAAGTTCCCAGCTCGGATATCTGCGATCTGCTTCCGTACAAGACTCGGCGTCATTGCATAAGGAAGCGTTACCGCAGTGTTCTCTGCGGTGCTCTCCTTTCCCTTTGCCCTTCCTCTTCTTCCCCGTCTTCCTCTTCTCCCGCTTCCACCGGATCCTCCACTTCCTCCACTGCTTCCACTCGTCATTCCCGCCATCTGCATATCCATCATGGCAAGTTCCTTCTGTGCTTTCTGTGCCTGCAGTTTTTTCAGTTCATTGTCCAGCGCCGCCTGCTCCTTTGCCATTGCTTGCTCCTCTTTTTGCAGTGCATACTGCTGCGCCCACTGACTATCCTGCTGATCCTGCTGATACGCCGAAAAGTCCGCTCCCCTCTCGGAATCATACCTGCCCGCAAGGTAGTTCTGTCCATTCCAAAAATTTGCGGTATTTGCCTGATATGCATTCAAATCTGCTGCCCGCTCTGCATCCAGCCGTCCGGCATAAAAATTTCGATCATCCTTCCAGTCTCCCACTGTATCCCGATATCTTCCATAATCGGTATTGTCCTGCCCCTGGAAGGCCTGCAGCTGATTGTACCTATTCGCCTGCTGATTCTGATAACGCTGATACGCACGATCATAAAAACTAAGCACATCGTTATTCAGTTCGGACATGGTCTGATCATAGGCCTGCTGTCCTGCTGCCTGTGCCGCCGTAGATCCATAGCCCCCAGTCAATGCCGCCGCATTCCCCATCGTGTCCCGCATAGAGCGCCTCGCTGCATCCTGCTTCTGCTGGCTGATCATCTGATAAAGATCATCGTTCTGCAGATCCTGTCCCGTGTAGCGAAATTCTTTGTCTCCATAGATCTGCCCCAGCAAACTATTGATCTGATCGGAGTATTTCGATCGGAACGGATCCGGTTTCTCTCCATCCGTATTTCGCAGTTTGTCCCTCCATGCCTGTACATTCTCCGATTCCTCATAGTCACCCGGCATTCTGGCTTCTCTTGCTTTCATGGCAAGATATGCCTTCCCCACCTGCTCCGATGGGCGATATCCTCTTGTCACCGCACTCTTCGAAAGATCCCCACTCACTCCAAGCGCTTTCAGTGGCGGTAGAGCGGTCCCCGTTGCCCCACCATCAACTCCCTGAATCACTCCCTTTGTATCATTTGAACCAGCAAGGACATTTGCCGACGGAGCTCCTGCTGCCCCAGGTGCCGACGACGTCCCCCCATTTCCTTTTGCTCCATCCCGAAGAAGCTGATAGAGTTTTATGTTCTGATCCGCGCTTCCGCGATATCCGCTAATTCCGAGATTCTCCGCCTGCTTCGCTCTCGCACCGTAACTCGAGTCCATCCCTTTTTGCTTCATCCAGTCCACGATCGACACTGCCATTCTCTTCCTCCTCTCTTTCTTCTTCTGTAATCAGCCGCACCACCTGCAGAAGCTTCATCCAGTTTTCCAGCCCGGAAATTTTTAAACTGTCCAGGATATCACAGGCCTCCTTAATATTCCTTCTCCTTATTTTCATGGTATCCTTCACGTTCTTTCCTCCTTCTCTGTATCCTCTCTTCATTCCTTTGTATTTGATTTATTCTAAACGCTGTGAGCTCCGGATATCGAAGCGATAAGAATCCTCCGCACTCTCCCAGCAATCCGAAAAGCCCGGCGCGGTCCCTTGCCTCCTGCAGTTCCTGCGCAATATAGCCTTCCTGTACTTTCCCGCTTTTCTTCACTCTGTAGCGTCTTTGACGAAGTGAAAGAAAAAACTTTTCCGCTTTTTCCGAGTCAAGCTCCTTTATATTCTTTTTCCGCCTCCTATCCGACCATGACTTCCCCGCATTTTCCGAATACACTTCAGAGCAGCGAAGACGGTTCCGCGTCTTATACCTATGGTCCTGCATCCATAGCCGCACCGACCGGCATTTCAAATAAGTGTAAGCGAAATTATATGGCGTTCCGTGCTCTCGATCATGCCATCCGTATAGGGCCCAGATATCCCCTTTCACCTGCAGTCCCGTTACCGTCGTCCCGGTATCTGTTTTTTCATCTTGATCCATTGTTTTCGACGAATCGAATTTGATTTCCTTTTGGGGGAGATTCTCCGGATTACATTCAATCGTTTTCGCAATCGTATTCCTCAAATGCAATATTTTGGTATTGATCAATCCAGACGATATTACACTGTCCGCATTCCCCGTCATATCGTTCCCCCGGATTGTAAATCCTCCAATTTGACAATCCCTTCCATGCACCTCCCCTGAAAACGTGAGAGAGTGCTCATTCAGTTTGAAGTTCTCTGTATCTACCAGAAATTTCTTTGTCCGGCAATCGATCTTGCTCCCGTCAATTCGAAGCTCCGTGTTCAATTCCCCCATGATATCGGTTCTCTTTACAGAAAGCCGGATCCCGTTCTCATTGATCTCGATCAGGGAGCGATTTTGATTGTTCTCGAATTCTGCAAATGAACTCCGGAATCCCTTCAGACTCAATTCGTAATCTTGCACCGTCTTCTGATCCTGATTGAATTTCCGGATCACCTTCGGATCCCAGGAATCTCTCCATGTTAAGGATTCCGATGAAAACCGGATGATCTTCTGATTTTGCAAAAGAAGCCCCCGAATCTTTTGAATATCATCCATCCACTTCCTCCTCCTTCAGTCTTCTGCTCATCTCCTTCAGTCTTTTGTCCAGGACTGTCGCGATAGAGGCATAGCGAAGCCCGAAATATCCTTCCGGAGTCATTTCCCGGTATTCTTCCGGAACTTCCTGCGCGATATATCCCATGCGTTCTGCTCCGCTCTTTTTCATCCGGAAGGATACCGGACGAAGACGATGCAGGAGTGTTCTTCCCTCTTCTTCTGTAATATCCCGTATGTCTTCTTTCTTCCTGCGATCAGACCATGTCTCTCCGGACAATTTAGAATAAATCGCTCGACACGTGACCTGATCCGCCACAATCCCCCCATATGGCAAGGAATTTGTATTGTATCGGTTTGGATGCGGCGTATCATATTCCTCCTTGCTGGGATGAGTCGGTTCCTCTGGAAAAGTTTCTCCAGCATCTCGATAAGAGCTATAACAAGTCACTTCTTCGCATGTCAGTGTATACCGGCTATTTCCCATGGCCTGCATACAGCTACAGGAAATCCCTCCATCAAACACTGCACCGTTGCAAGTGATCTGATCGAAATTTCCTTTGAAGGTAGAGTGGATATTGACTTCCCCCCTAGCTTTAATGGTTCCGGCATCTCCCCTCTCTGCCGTGATCTCCTGCACATCGATTCTCGAGTCTCCCTCTCCAAACCAATATTGCTTTTCTCCCTCCCGGCTGATCCTCCATCCGGCGATCCTTCCTCCATATGCCGTGACATCTCCTGCTGCATACATTCGATCTCCGGACACAATAAAATTGTTTGTTAAAATCTCCAGCCGATTCCCAGAGATCCGAAGCGCTCCCGGCTCCAAATTTAACTGATTTAAAACATCTCCCTTTTTGACCTTAAAGGAGATTCGATCCTTCTGCTGCATAAGAAGCGATTCTACTCCTTTTCTTTTGTCCTTCAGGAAACTTCTTAACCCATTCAATCCCATTTCCAGCGAACTGATTTTTCCATCAGTCTCCCGATATCGATTCCATTCCTCTTCCGTAAAATTGTCATCTGGATCCAAGGAATGAAATACATTTTGCACCGCCTTGTTGATCCTTTGCACATAATCCCTTACCTGTCTATAATCCTTAAGGCTTTCCGGAGACTCCCCTTTATAAACCGACACCGATCCCCTCCATCTCCCGCTCCTGCTGCCGCATCGCTCCCGCGATCAACGCATCCAGCGATTCATAGTTTATACAGTAGTATCCGTCCTCCATCTCCTCCACGAGATGATAAGGGTCCCCTTCCCCTATGATATCCTGCGCGATTAGCCCATAGTGCACTCCGGCCTCATCCTTCAGTTCATACTCTACAGGCCGAAGGGAAAGGATATACCGTAACGCCTCTTCATCCGGGATCTCCCGAATCTCTTCTTTTAATCTCCTGTCCGAATACGCAATCCCTTGATTGTCCGACCAATAATCGTAGCAGAAAATTTTTCCGGCGCACTCCACAACATCCGCGCTCCCGCAATGGGCATAGATGTCCTTTGACGCCGTCACATTATCTGAGTAAAACCAGCCAAAATAGGAATTCCGATTACTCTTTACATGGCAATTCGAAAAGTCGATCGAACAGCCAGAAATATCTTCATCGGTCGCAATGTCCAACTTGTCTGTCATGATATTGGTTCCCGCCAACGTTGCCGCTCGCACAACTCCGTTGTCTGCCTTTAGATATTGTTTCCCTCCCTCCTCTGCTATCGCATATCCCCCAAAGTATCCTGACTTCGCGTAGATATCCCCCCGCATCGACATGTTCCCAACATCGTCCAGTACGAAATTTTCAGAATTCACCCATAGCTTATTCCCATGAATAAATATTTTCTCCGTAGAGATATTGACTTCGTTCGTTATAGTTCCCTTCTCCGCAAGTAACGATATCTCATCTGCCGTCTGTCGGATCCTCGCCAGAAGGCCTTCCGATTTCTTCTTTGCCTCGATCTTAAATTCATCGATACTGTGATAGAGTTCTACCGATCGATCTCCGTTGGAATAAATCTTCCGATATTCCTCCGGATCAAAATTATCCCGATCCACATTTTCTGACAGGAAGCGGATTTTTCGATTCAGATCCCGAAGATATTCTTTGATATCCCCCATACTTCTTAGCTTGTCTAAAGAAATTTGAGGGGGAGTGAATACGCTCATCGATCACTCCCCCCTTCCGTCGTCCTAGACATTCCATAGAGACGGAATTTCCCCCGTCCCCTTATCTTAAATCGATATCGATCACATCGTTTCAGTTTGATCGGAATCTGATAATTCCTTCTGGCATCCGCCGTTATCGTTTTTACTCTGATCCATGTCGGCGAATTGTCGTAGGATACATACAGCGTGAGCACTGCATTCGGTGTCAAGTCGATGGATAACTGCATTCTGCTCGGTTTTTTCTTCGATAGTGTCCCTTCCTCCAGATCCCCAGACTCCAAGTTCCATTCGATATAGTCTTCCTCTTTCTCCGCATAAATCTCCCGCAACATGTTATTCCGGTCGACGATATAGAGTTTCCCCTCTGCGTAGCAGGAGTATTTCATCTGCTCTTCATCCTCCTGATACCAAAGCTCCGCCTGATTCTGCGCGGACCGTCGCATATCATAGACCAATAGCCTCCAGTTCCCTGCTATATCCTGCACCGAGACATAGTATTTTGAATCGTACTGCTGCCCACTCGCTGCCTTCCATTTCCCGGAAAGTTTTGTCGATACCGTTTCCGGCAAAGATCCTTCATAGATACATACGCCGTTTCGGGAAACATAAAATACGGATTCATTCACATTGCAAAGGGATTTCTCGCATCCCTTCGCCGGGCCCCTTGCCTGCACAGTGTCCAAAGTAAAATTAGACGGCTTACTCCCATAAATCGTATGAATGCAGTCCTCCTTGAAGAACACGACATAACCGTTATGCGCAAGACATCCCGTAAAATCCCCATCCGATCCCACTGTCAATGCGTAGGAATCTGTGCTGAGTCCCTCAAATGCATTCCAGTTCGTAGGATCTCCCAATTTCGAAGCATAGATCTCATGATTTCGATTCGAGCATCCCCACAACCTATTGTTGAATTCACAGACAAAATCCATCTCCGGGACCTTCCTCTTCAAAGTGATATTCCCGTTTGTGAAGCGACGAATCGGATCCCCGGCATCTACCGCGATCACTACCACGAAATCACTTCCAACTTCCTTCAAAATTTTAGTTCCGTTTAATGCCGCATAGTGAGTCACAAACCCCGAAAACTCCACTCCATCCCCAGATGCAAACGCATTTCCGATTCCGCCTCCCGTGATCCTGACAAATGTAGATCCCTCCGACACTGGCTCCACTGTGACATCGCCTCGCCAGGTCGCCGTCATACTCCGGAACTTCTTATCCACTGTGCTGAACATGTTGCCATCCGGAAAGCTGCAGATATACGCACCCAGTCCGACTAAGGTACGTTCCTTTTCATCCGGATAAAATCCTACATACTCCCCTTTATAATAAGTGTTGCCTCCATTTACCCAGAACAATCCATTTTTCCAATACAGTCCAAAAGGACGTTCCAACTTCGCAATCGGATCCCCTCTTTGCTTCCGGCAAGTGATTCCCGGATACATGTCGGAACAGATATTTTTCATCTTCGAGAATTCATTCTCATTCAAAATCAGGGACTCATTGAGTCCCCCGAAATTTCCTATCGTTCTTTTGTTCTTTACAATCTGCTGCAGTTTCGGAAGATTCACAGAAGCCCCCTTGTCTTTACATTGATATGTCGATGCGTGCGGATCAGCCAGGATACAAAGGCATCTTTTTCGGCCGCGTACATTTGCGAATCGTTCAAATAGTTCTCGCTTTCCTCTTCCAGAAAATCAATCTTTGCCATAATATAAGCCGTATAAACTCCGCTGAATCTGCTGTCCAGAAGGAGCACCGCCTCATGATCCGTCGGAAGATAGGGTTTCAACTTCCAAAGCGGTTTCTCTTTCCTTCTGGCTTCCCCCATTTCCAGTGGATTTCCATCCCAAGCGAGGGTACCTTGTCCATCACGTTCCACTTCTCCCGCATCGTCTGCAGGCACTCCACCTATCCCGCCGCTCTCCCAATCTAATCCTAGCTGCTTCCGTGCTCCGACATTTCCAAAGCTTTTGAAGGCTCTTGGAACATAACGGGACAGGACGTCAAATACCTCTGCCTCCACTTCATTCAAAAAGCGAAGCTTCATCTCCGGTTCCACGGCATTCGGCCGCATGATATCCGCGATATGCAATACTTCTCCGACAGTAATTTTCATTTTTATCCCCTCTCTTTTTGCTATCTTATCTTTCTGCATCGGATTTATGGCAAGCAATAAAGAGGCGGAGCCAAAGCCCCGCCTTTCGATTTTCACTTGTTCAGGTCGATATATCCCACATATCCTCCTTTTGAGAAAACATGCAGCCTTCTCGGGAAGGTTTCCGATTTCTCTAGCGTAAACTGGCTTATCATCTTTGATTCGTCCTGATTCTTTTCCGTTCTTACCACGACCTCCTCAATCGCTTTGACTCGTTTTTCGATTTTGAACACACTGTTGCTTCCTGCGACATGCTCAAAATCTTCCAGGTATTCATTTGTGACCCTATCCCATGCCACTCTCTTCTTCAGTTCCTTTTGATTATCTTCTGCCAGTCGTTTTATATATAATACAACTTCGCTATTATAAGCATTCATTCCCGCTTTTATACCCGCAAGATCGACAAGATGATGCTTTTTTCCTTCTATATTTCTTAACATCATCGCATCTATTGCATCCTGAACGTCTGCAATCTCGACACCCGCCAATGTTTTTGCATGCCTTGCCGCTTCTGCTGCTGCTTCTGCTGCTGCCTCCGCCCCGGTTTTTGCTGCCTCCGCACTGGTTTCTGCCGCTTGAGCCACAGCGGAATAATATTTCGAGTTATCCCTCCCTTGCTCCGGCCTGTTGATTCCCACCGCGTCCCCTGTCGCGTAGGAGCGTGACAGTGCCGCATATTGCTTTAGGGTTTCTCTCTCAGCCGCAAACTCCAGCATCCTGGCCGCAACATCGTCTTCCACTTTTTCTATTCTTCTACTGACGCCTTCCAGTGCGTCCAATTTTTTATCGATCTGATTCTCTAGCTGCTCCAATTCTGACAGCCATGCAGACTGCATGTTAGGGTTATCAAGGGACTCCTCAATGTATACGACTCCCTGATAGGATCTCCAACGGCATTGTCCCCCCTGATCCACGGCATCCAACTGGATAAATGCGCTTCCGCGATGTGTTGTCATCGAGCTCGCAATATGCCACTGCAGGATCACTTCATCTTCCGTTATGCTTTTTTCCAAATAGCTCCTGTCTGTCCCCGGCCTGTCCATAAATTTCGCGTTCAAGTGAAATATGAGATTAGAAAGATCAATTCCATCCGGAGAAAAACGGTCGATATGAAAGATCCTTTCCAAGCTGAATGAATCCCCCACTGCCGCGATCGTCGCTTCTTCTTCCGGAATGAAAAGCACTTTCCCTCTTACTTTAATCATCCTTTTCCCCTCCCTATGAAACACGGGCGGGACCTCTGCCCCGCCCGTTCCCGGCTTCAGACATCAGTCTGTAAGCTGTTTGTTTTCGTTCTCCATCTGGTATCGCATCGCCCTGGATGCCTGCATCTGCGAGTTTTTCCAAAGCTCCGCATAGGGCTTTGGGACCTTCTGAGCCTCCCCACGCTTTACGTAGATCCCGCGACCGTTGATGCAGAGAAACTTATCGTCCTTATCCTCATCCGTCATCGGTATAACGATGGTTTCCATCGCCTCCGTCGCTTCCTCTTTCTTCGCTTCATCCTCCTTCAGATTTCCCTCCGCAACGGGCTCCGGCGGATTCATTGCAAACTCCTCTTCCAGATTTCCAGTCTTTGCCATCCTTATCCTCCTTTTAGTTTGCCTCATGGTCGTTAAAATTGGACCCCGTCTCGATCCGGACCATGTACTCATCCACGAGCATGCAGACCGCCTTGGTCGCCTTCCATCCGACGGTGGACCTCTGATTCAGCGGATCAGAGGATCCGGCCTCTCCTCTCTGATGTACGATCATTTCAATGCCGTCTCGGCCCATCGCCCTCCCAGCTCCATCTCTCGCCGCGGACAGCCTGGATACACCATATGCGCCCTGACCGATCACAAGCGTACTGTAGACGTCCTGCTGCGATGCCCCGGCCTTTGCGAAGATCTTGGCCTCCGTGGACTCATAAAACTCTATGCCCCACTGGCGATAGAGGAATCCGTTTTTAAAAGAGGAGTTATCCGTGTACTTGATCTGCTCCTTGTACTCCGGGTCCTCCGTCAGATCAAAGGCCACATCCTGATTGATGATCGCGCAGTAGTTTCCCTTGATCCTGGGCGCATTCTTTTTCTTCAGCGTTCGCACAGCAATCTTCAGCGCTTTTACTGTGAGCTTCATCGCGCCGGTCAGGGCCGCGCGGGAAGAGACCTGTCCCTCTGCGTACTGTACATTCGTCCCCGCGTTAATGACCTCTCGCGTTACCGTGTCCAGCGTTTCTCCAGCCTGCTGCCCGATCGCATCCTCTGCCCTGAGAATCATCGGATCCAGCGCCGTAAGCTCCAGAAGATCCGTAAGCGGCACATACGCGCCATACTGGTTCAGTGTCGCCCGCTTTGTGAACATCTGCATCTTCGTCCCGTCCGGCGTCACGCCCTCCGTAAGCGGCGTGAGCGCCTTCGGCAGAGGCTTAAAACCCCGGAACTCAATGGTCTTTCCTCTTCCCTTCGGGATATTCTCTTCCTGCCCGAACTGGTCATGGACGAGATACGGCCCGACGAGCTCAATCAGATGCGTATCATAAAATTCCTTCATCTCCGGGCTGAGCTCGGAGGTTGCCGTGGTATTGAGCGGCGTCCCCGGCCCGAACTGCAGCGGATTGTGATAAAACTTTGCTATAGTGATTCCCTCTTTCCTCATGTTCTCCCTTTCCCCCGGGAGCTTAATCATTCAGTGTGATTCTCTCCCCGGCCATTGCTCTATCAATCAGTGATTTTCTCTGCTCCGATGACATTGTGCGTGGATCCAGCCGATGCGCACCGCTTCCGGCACTCCCACCGACGCCATTCTCCGCCGGTCTCTGCTGCGAGGATCGAAGTGCGTTGACGGTCTTTCTCGTCGCGTTCTGCGCCGCAATACTAGACGCAGACCGGATTGCTCCGTCCATAAGCTCCTGATGATGCACAGCCTCAAAAGCCTGCTGCACCGTAAATCCGGAATCCATCAGTCTTGTAAACTGTGGATTGTCCAGTTCCGCCACGAGATCCAGATCGGGATAGAGTTCCCTGGCTTCCTCGGCCTGCCGGTCCCAGTTTTCGAACTGCTGCTGCCGGAGGGCCGCTTCCTGCTGCGCGCGCTGCTGTCCGAGGATCTCTTCCGATTGACGCTGGATATTTGTCATCTTTTGGTATGCCTCTGTGGACATACCTGCCGCCGACGCGGCATCCGCCCAGAGATCCTGCTGCGCTTTCAGGTAGTTCAGCATCGACTCCGGATTCCCATCTCGCGGCGCGTTTGGAATAATGTCCATCAGTACCCTTGCCATCTCCTGATAGCTCTGATTCGTTTTCTGTAACTCATCAAAGCCTTTCAGACGATTCTTTACGATGCCGGACACTGTCTTATCATATTCCTTCTTCAGTTCCTTATCCTGCGACAATAGGTCGCGGAGCGTCACTCTTTCTTTCTTCTCCCCTTCCGGATCTGTCTGCTCCTCTTTTGCGCCTTCTTCCTGCTCCCCTTCTGCCGCCTCCTGTACTCCCGTTTCTTCCCCGTTGGTTCCCTGCACAGTTTCTCCTCCGGATCCTCCAGAGGTTCCTTCCCCAGCGCCCTCTCCAAACTGTAACGGATCATGCCATCTTCTCATTCTTACTGCGCCTCCTTCGCGCCTACACGCGTCTATCCGCGGTGTCTCTCGGGTCTCTCCCCGGTGTCTTATTTTGTTTTATCATCCCTCCGCGGAATTCTCGAAAGCAATATCCAAACTCCCCGGAAATTGCACCTGTATGATGGAAAATCCAATCTGTCCCACTCCCAGTATCGTAAGAAGCTCCCTGTACTCCGCTTCCGAGATTCCGGAAATATCTGCGATGATTTCCGTCTTTCCGGTGCCCTCCGTGTATCCATTGACGGACTCCACCGGTGCCCTCGCCAGGATTGCTTCTGCCATGGCCTGGCACATGATACTGATCTTTCCGCAGGCATATCGGTTCTCCGCATGCCCATCTGCCTTAAATCCTATCCTGTTCCGATTTGCAATCAACCTGATATTTGTCATCTGGCACCTCCCACTTCCGCCATTCCGCGGACTCTTCTCCTCATGTTTGCCCCCGTCGACCGATCCTCCATCGTATCCGTTTCTCCCAGCTGATTTGTTTCCTGATCCTTTGGCGCCACATGACTTATGAGAGGCTCCCCTTCCGTATCTTCCGCGTTCCCGAACATTTCTTCGATTGCCGTATTGCCTGTGGTCTGCGTGATTACTGGGCCAAGCCCCGCAAGGAGCTGTCTCATTTGCTGATTCTGGACATACAGTTGCTGATTCTTCGCGATGGTATCCAGGACTTCAGCCTTTTTATCAAAGTCCATCATCCGGATCAACGGAATGGCCTGATCCGCAAGCTCCGGATTAAAGACCCCAAGCTGGAAGAGCTCCTTCGCCAGTTCATTCTCTGCGATCTTGCTGTAGGGAGACTGCTTTTGTGCGGAGATATCGATATCATAGATCGGCACTCTTCCGCCGATATATGTCCCAAGCGTCTCATCCAGTTCTCCCTCCGGATTCAGAGTTTCTGCGGAGATCGTTTCAAATCGGGATTTATTCTCCTCTACGATCCGGAACGTGCGCGGAATCGTATAAAACTGCCGCATCCGGGATATCATCATCCCCACAACCTCCTCGTAGGAGGAGTAGGAGATGATATTGATCGTCCTTGAGGTCTTACTGGACGCCTCCTGCAGCGCCGCGATTGCGCTTGCTGCTGTGACTCCGCCTGATGTCGTCCCCTGCGAAAAGTCCCGATTCCCGGTGTTCTCCTTCAGTTCTTCTTTCTTGTCCGCCAGCACCTGCTGGTAAATTGGGGAGAGCGGATTTTGATCCATTGGGCGGATATCTGTTACACTCCCCCCCGTATAATGCACCAGGGGTTTTGTATAATCCAAAAACTCTTCCTCCGAGATCTGCGCCTGCTCCTTCACAAAATATCTCGGCCTACAATTCGCAAGCACGTTTGTGAGGATTCCAAAATCCACACGATCAATAAATTCCTGCGGCTGTCGCATCATATCGATCATTCCAAATCCGTACACAGTGCTCTTTACCGGATAAAGCACGTCAAAAACAAAGGGATACTTTCCGTCCTGATACCATCCGTCCCGATATCTCTCATCATTCTCCGACGCAAACAGAAGTTTTCCGTTACAGAATTTTGCATAGTGCAGCACCGTCTTCGGAAATGCCTGCCCCGCCACCTCTACGCGCACGGTCTTTTTGTAATACCAATCATAGACCGTGGATTTATCGGTGCGGTCTACCTTCTCTTCTGCTCCCAGGTAATCCGTCCCGCTCAGCTCCGATCCTCCCGTCTTCCCCCGCATATCCGGAAAAAGCTCCTCAATGACATCGTTATCATAGTCTCGCAGGACAAAGATCTCTTTCGCATCCTGGATATCCTCCACCCCCGGCTCCCATCGCACATGGATCGGATCGATTCCCTCTACCCGCACTTCTCCCATTCCGTTCTCCGCCATCGGATCCCAAAATGTCCCGAAGATCGAGAAACCGTTTTTCACCTTTTCCAGCGCATTCTTATAATAAATCTTCCGGAAGTGGTTCCGCTTTTGAATGACGGGGATGATCTTTGACAGGATTTTTGCCGCTTCTTCATCGGATTTCTCCCTCGGCAGGATATTTGCCTCAGGATAGTTGTCCATGATATCCGCCGTCTTATTGATGATCGAGTTGACAAGATATCCGCTCGACTGATTTGGCAGGCTTTCCTTGTCATCCTCCGGCTTTGTCCAGCTATACCTCTGTCGATAATACTCCTCATTCAGCCTGAGCCTGCGATAAAGCGGCTCCAGCTTTGCTTTATAGTCCAGAGCTCTCTGTCTGGCCTCCGCAACATCGCTGTCATTTAAGCCCTGCTTTGGGGTATTCTCCCCATCCCTATAAGTCGCCGGATTATCCGACATACGCCCCACCGGATTCCCCTGCTCCTGCATCCCATTCTTATTTCTCCCGTCGCTTCGCGATACTTCCCCCGTCGGGCCTGCTGCTCCCATTTCTTTCGTTTCAGGCAGCATGATCTCCGCTTGTTTCTCTCGATTCCGCTGCATCCCCTGCGCTAGCTCTCCCCTCCTCCTTTGTATCATCGCGATCTGCGCATCCAGATCCTCCATTCCTCCCGTTGCCAACGCATTCACTCCCTCCTGGCTTCCTGCTGCAAGATCTGCATTTCTTTTCTTCAGTTTCTTTCTCATTTCTCCTCCTCTCAGCGTGTTACATTGCCCCATTGATCATGATAGATTTCCAGCGGGTCAAACTCCGGGACCGTCCGCTTTGACTTTTTCCGCGGCGCGATCGGATGCGCCATACAGACATAGCGCCACTCATCATAGATATGATCCTCCCCCTCTGTGTCGACATCCTCCACATGATGCTCATCATAGACAAGATTCGGGACGGTCCGGATAAAATCCTTGCAGTCCCGGAAGACATAAAACATTGCACGCCCATTGTCATCAAAGGACAGCCTGTAGTGGCATTGCATCTTGCCTGCGATCCTCTTATGATCCCCGGGATCAAAAAAGATCCTCTCCCTCTCCATCTGCTCCGCGATACTCTCCCCCGTTGATTTCTCAAATATCGCGGGATCCGCGATCCCGGCGATATTGCGTCCTTTTAACACCGGGTCGCTGTCCTCGATCTCCCGGATCAGCCGAGCCTGCTCATGACTGTCCTGTCTTGTCCCAATGTTTGGCTCCCCTGTACAGCCATAGAGCTCCCGGATCAGATACATGACCCCATCATGATCTACCGCATACCATCCCACAGCATAAGGCTTCGCGTACCCAAAATCATATCCCCGCACTATGGCCCAGTGCTGCGGGATCTCAAAAGGCTGTATCACATGGCTCCATTTGTGTGTCTCATATCCCTCCGGATTGTCCCTAAACTCCACAAACACCTGTCCACTAAAGCTATTCCAGTCTCCATACAACAACGCCTTTTTTTCCGCCTCCGGAAGGGAAAAGAGGCGTGTGACATACTCTGTATCGTTTTCCAGCAGCTTTTTATTGTCAAATACAGACGCCGGGATATAGACACGAGACTGTGCCTTATACACTTCTCCTGCCGGCGTCACGACTTTGAGGACATCCGTTTTCGTTTTTCCAGGCTCCCCGGCCGTGACAAAACGCTCTTTGACCCATCCATGCCCTACACCGCCGGGGTTTGCCGTCGATCGGATATAGACCTTTGTCCCCGGACCATTGGGCCGATTCCGGCTTTTTAGGTACTCATATTGCGACGCCGTGAAATGTGTGAGCTCATCAAAGCCAATAAAGTCATAGGCAAGTCCCTGGTATCTGTATTTATCCTCCTCCGATTTCATCGATCCAAAATCGATTTTTGCGCCAGACGGAAACCTCCATCGATGCTCTGTCTTGTTGTATCTTGCTGCAGGATAGGCCCGCGGATAGTAGTGGTAGGCCTTGTCGATGATCTCCTTTAGCTGCGGGTAAGTCCGTCTGAGGATAAGTCCCTTATACCATGGGATATCTACCTGCCGGAGTGCCTCAATCACAAGATAATCTGTTTTCCCCCCTCCGGCCGCACCTCCGTATAAGGCCTCATACTCCGCTCTCGCCATCATCATGGCCTGCTTGTCCTGCGGCTCCCAGATCACCTCCGCCGGTCGCTCGATCGCTATGCCGCTTTTCGGGTCTCGATATTCAAGCACTTCCATTCGCATTTCCCTCTTTTTCCATCGCTTCCGCGATCGCTCTCGCTTCTACTTCCGCCAGGCCGTCCTGCTGCACAACAATCTCCACTTTCCCGCCGGTATTTCCTTTTGCATCCTCCGGGATCAGATCCCGATTGTGCTTGTAGCTCCCCGGCATTCGATTTGTTAAATAAAAGATCATCGCCTTGACATCCGGCGGGATATAATGCTCCTCCGTGTATTCTATGATATCTCCGTTCGCCGTAATCCTTATTTTCTTTAGATTTACGACATGGCCCTTCGCCGCCCGGAAGAGCGCCCCCTCTATAACGGCATCCGCTACTGCGCGCGCGCGCGTAAAAGCGTCCGATAAGTCTGGATATTTTCTTTTCCATTCATTTAGCGTAGACCGACTCACTCCGATGTTTTTTGCAATCTCCTCATCAGACACTCCATTTCTTTTCCAGGTCTTTATCGCATCCAATCCGTTTCCGCTAATCCACCGATCCGCCTTCGTTTTCCTTCTTTTCGGACGGCCTCCTGCTCCATCTAAATATTTTTTCTCGCGCGCGCTAATAGAAGGAACTCTTTTCTTTTTTCTTCCTCCCTCCTTTGGATGCTGGATCCTTGTCCGATTTTCTTTCTCTTTTGTCCGAGTCTCTCCCATCCGCTTCGCGCCTCCGCTCTTGCTCTATTATTGCATTTTTCTCTCTCATTCATTCAAGCAATATCCAAACGCTCTTGATCTTACTCCAGATTCTTCTCTTCCAGCCTCTGAATGCAATTTGCACAAAATATCTCCTTACTTTTTGTTGTATATTTCGGTTTATTTAAACGTCGTTTCTATTGACATTTAAATAAACATATGCTAAGATGTACTCACAACAAACAAAGGCGCCCGCCACGGAGGTTACGATGGCAAAGGAGAAAACATGAAACTGAGTCACAGAAAGGAAGTTGACGGCAAAGCCGTTGTGTGGTGCTGCGGTGGCTATATCGAGTTTAGATTGGCAGAAAATATGATGGACCCAAGGATTAGGGCCAAGGCCATAGAAAAGTATCATCCGAGGAGCGTCGAGGGACTGTATTATTACTACAGAAAGGAGTATGAGGAGACCCACCTCCACGAATTTTGGGCTGGCTTTTGGGTTGAACCAAAATACGATTTTTTTGACCCCAGAGTCATTAAAGTAGGCGATTAAGTATACTCTATGGGCGCCCCCAGAAGGGATCCCAGGACAAAACAAACAGTACCAATGGGGAGTTTACGGAAGTTATTGAGACTCTCCATCGGAAGCGCGGCGGGGAGTTTTTCCTCCACTGCATGGGCGGCCCTAACACTATTTACGGAGAGCCCCGCGGTGAAAACTGGAGAGGATACGGACAGAGTATCCGCCCCATGACCGCAGCAGAGGCGGAGGAGTGGGAAAAGAACCGCTCCGAAGCGATTGGAAATTTTGAGAAATTCTGATTTCATCCCCCCGCGGAGGTTACGACGGGAGAAAGGCAAAGAAAATGGCAAAGCATGACGGATGGGATAATGTATCTTACGTTTGGATCGATGTGGATGAATTTGAAGTAACCGATCCTTGCGGGAAGGTTCTCGAGACCAGGTCAGTCTACGATCTATTAGAAAAGAATTATGGCTTGACCGAAGATGAGGATGAAAAAGCATTTATTGAGTTTTTGGAAATCACAGTTGAGGAGAAGGATAAGGCGATCTATATGTTACCAGACGGTTGCTATATCCTCTATTGCTTGGGCGAGGATATCGTTGTTGTCGCACACTATGGATACATCCATCAAGTCGCTTCAGATTTTGAGCATCTCAAAGAAGTGTATGCAGAAAAATGTATCTTTGAGGTCGAGTTGAACCGTCCGAACTATGAGGACGATGATGATGAGGAGGAAGAAGAGAGTGATGAAGATGATGAAGGCGATGATGCGGAAGAGGATGATGAGAACTGATTCAGTTTAGACGCCCATCGAGAATATCCCGCCCCGGAGGTTACGAAGGCAGAAAGGACTCCTTTGTGAAAAAGATTATCAATGATAAACGCTACAACACCCATACGGCCAAGGCTTTGGCCGTATGGTCCTCCGATATCGGGGAACTATCTCAAGTAGTGGAGACTCTTTACCGTAAGAGTACGGGCGAGTATTTTCTCCACTGCGAAGGTGGGGCCGCCACTAAGTACGCTAGATTCCTGGGAAATAATTCCTGGTCAAGCGGAGAAATGATTCAGCCTCTGACTCTTTCTGAGGCGGAAGAATGGTCGAAAGATCATATCAGTGAAGAGGATTTTTCTAGAATCTTTGATCATAACTATGATCCGGAAAAGAAGACAATAACCTTGCGACTTTCTGCATCCGCAAGGCAAGCGTTGAAGGATATGGCTTCTGAAGGCAATACATCCATGTCGGAGATCGTTGAATCCCTTATCCTCCATTGATCTCCCAAGATGCAAAAGAGACCGCAGCCCGATCCTTCGGACATGCGGTCCCTTTTATATTTTGCTAATTGATTTTCAAATACATCCCGAGCAGCTCCCCTCCCGGAGAATACTCCAATTTGACACTCAATCTGTCATTGACATTCTCCTCCAGGTGCGGCGATACGATACACGTCTCTCCTCCCAATCTTTCCAGGAGCCGATAGATAATATAGTTCTGCTGCGTCAGTGCATTCTCCTGCTTCTGCACCTGCTGCTTCTTTGTCTCCAGATTCCGTATAAGGAGCTCTTTCTGGCGTTCCAACCATAGGATTTCCTTTCCAAGCCGCTTTCTCATCCCTTCACTTTTTCTGTTCTTGTTCATTTTCCTCCGCCATTTCTTTCATTTTGAAGTAAGGGCAAGCCTCATACCTCCCCCAGCAATAGCGCCACATATGTGCTTCTCTGATTTCCTTGTTTTTAAATCTCAACTGTACATCCACTTCCTCCTTCCAGGACTCCGGCGCCTCGCATGATATCTTTGGCTCACTTCCCCTCCTTGGATACGTGTGATCGACGTAAAACGGGCATCTTACTTTCAGTCTCTCCTTATACCACTGCATTTTCGTCCTCCAAGTACCGCACAAATTGATATTCCAAAAACGGATACCCAAAAAAGTCAAATCCAGATACCACACTGGATTTATCTAGCAAATATCCCGCATCGCGAAAGCGCCGAGGGACCACAATATCTTCCCTCCAGCTTTCGGCATCGATCACCTTGATCTTCTCGATCGGTTTTTTTAAATTCCGGCTATGGGTATATCTCTGCCTGATTGGACTTCCCTGCTGCCGGAAACTCTTCTTTGTTTCTTTTACAAGATACTCTGCAAGCCCCTGGAAATCCTTATTCTCAAAAAGCGGCTCCATATGGACTCCGCCCGTCCATAATTTCCGTAAGGCCCTGGCAAGCCCATCCATTCCACTAATCACGACGTGATGATGGACCTTCTTTTTCATCCACTCCGTCACAGCGATAAATTTCAATTCTCCGCCCTGCTTCCGGAACCACTTACGGAGTTTCGCGAATAACTTCTTCAGTCTCTCCTTCGCTCCTTCCGGATCAGGACGGTCCGATTCTCCGTATGTCAATACCACATGGTAGTCTTCGCTGGAAAAATTCCCCACTAATAGACGATACAAATTCCGAACAGAGTTTCTCTCATTGTTCTCCTGTATCTTCTCCGGCGTGATCTTCTCTCGCCGTTGTCTCTTCCCATCCTTCGGACGGAATCTCCTCGTATGATATTTCCTCTCCTCGATCCGATTCCCATAGATGATCGTCTTCTTCACATACATGATTTCCGTCCTTCTTGTTCCTAAAGTTAATGGCTTAAAGAACTGAATTGGGATGATATCGCGCATCCCTTCGCTCTCTTTCTTCCTAATTAGAAGGCAAACATCTATCTGCTAAAACTTCACCGTCTGATCCTTCTTTTCGGAAACCTTGAAACTGATAGCGGTTCCGGATTTACTTACCCGAATCGCTATATCCTTTATTTTTATGTTTACGCTCTGCAGCGTCCCCATGCTGATTTCAAGCATATCCACAACATTCAGCAGCATGGTCTCCAAAGTTTCAAGCGCTCCCATTGCGATCTCCTGCGCTGAAAACCAGTCTTTTCTCTTAATTTCATCCATTAGCACTGCGATGTATGCCATAATCCTCGCATGAGCACTTGCTTGCTTCCTAGCGTTCTGCGCTCTTTCGCACTGACACGCCTCTGTCGCCATGCGATCCAGTTCCTCCTGCGTCTCCTCCCGCAAGGGATAGACAATCCTCTGCTGCTGGCAGAATTGACAAGTCCCATATTCTCCTTTCACTTCAGTATCTCTCATCCTCTCCTTTCGCTCCTCTCTCTCCTCACTCTCCAGTTCTTCCGGCATTTTCTCCTTCTCGTTCATAGCCACCTCCTAATAATCCAAATTCTTCAGCGGGATAATCCTCTTTTCTGCCTGCTTTACAGGATTTTTCTGTTCATTTTCTTTATACTCCCTCTCCGCCTCCCGCACCCCTTTCGCCGTGCGATATCTTGGATCCGGACAAAGCGGAGTATAAGCATAAGCTGGCAGCATATGCCGAGCCGGCTCTCGCTCCATTGCTGCCAGTTCCGCTTTCCCAAATGGTCCGGTCCATTCTTCATATTTTCCTCTTCTTTCTCCCATTTTCTCCTCCTTATTTCCGTATCCCGAGATAGTCAGATATTTCTTTGATTGCGGCATCCGCCCCATAACAGACACTGCACAGATATCCCTGATTACTCAGTCCATGGATCAGTTCCGCCTGCTGCTGTGTGATCCGGTTCCCGCCGACCTTCATTTCTATAAAGAGCCCCGCATACCCCTTCCGAGGAGCTGGCAGAAACAAGTCCGGTACTCCCGCCAGGACCCCCATTTTCTTAAATCGAATCGCCTCCAGCTTTCCTCGCTTCCCTCCATTCGGAATATGGAACAGCATCTTCAGTGCAGAATCTTTTCTCGCCATGAGCCTTGCCCATGCAATGACCTGCATTTGTTCCTGCTCCTCCGATCCGGATAGCACCCGCGCGCCGATCAATGTCTTCCCCATTTCTTCCTTTCTTCTCTCCCTTCTCCCCAAATCATCGCTGCAAATCCCATCACTCCAAGTACGCTCGCAATCTTTTCCCAGGCACTAACTTTTCACTTCTGTCTTTCCTTGTTTTCTCGCTTCCAATGGTTTCGCCCCGCGGTCGGCTGCTGTTCCCAGATCCTCCGTGCTCGTATTTCCATTCTTTCTTTTCTTCCAGTAACTGCAGCATTCTTGCCGGGATAAGTAAAACCCCGTGACTGCAATTTTTGCAGTCTTTAAAGCTTGTCGGGCAATCTCCAGACAGGGATGCTTTCCCATGTGAGCACCATAGCGATACTTCTATCAGCCTTCCCTTTATCCTTACCTCGGCCCATCTTTCCCCCATCTTTTCTCCCCTGCTTCACAAATCGGAAGATCCTCGATCGAGAATATTTTCTTCCCCATTTTCATGGCTGCAAAATGCTCCAGTCCCGCGCCTGTCGATCCCTCCCATCCCTGGAGGTGGATCAGACAATCCGCTTTATAAAGCAAATACATATCAATATCCATGATATCTGCATAATCCAATTCCTCTATCGGTACTACTTCGCGAAGTTTTACCGGGTTAATAACGGAATACCCGAGATTTTTTGCCTTCTGCTCCGCCTCCGCAAATTTCTGTTCATATCCTTCCACCCCAGTTATGGGCCCGCTTAGATATCCAATCACTCTTTTCCTCCTTCATCATTTCCCTTTTCGATCCCATGACCCTTTTGCTTCTGCCGACATATCTTCCCATCTGCTTACTGTGTCTTCCTCATGTATGGGTCCGGAAGCGGCATCCAGGCAATAACTTCACAAGTAGATATATAATTATGCCAATGCCATCTTTTCACAGTCTTTCCTCTAACTTTGTCTGTACTGAATGTCATTTCTGTAACACCGTAGCTCTCCCTATAAACGCAATATGTGACGATATACTCGCCGTCTGCCTCTGGCATTCTTTCTCTACACGGGATCCACTCCATTTCTTGCTTATTCTTCATGTCTCCCCTTCTTCCGCCTGCCATTCTTGTAAAGTCATTTGTCTTGCTGGAGAGAAGTTCATCCAAATCATCTCGATTTTCTCTTGCCCAGCTTGATTTCTACTTATGATCTGCTCTGTATGCCAGTTTGAAAGAGCCTCTCTGTATAAATTCGACTCATATCCGCTAAGTATTACTGATCCTTTATGAGCTTTCAAAGCTTCCAAAAGCTCTTCATGATCCCGATTTTCCATTTCATAGGCATATTGCTTTTGCCTTCTGGTACTCAGCATATATGGCGGATCGCAGTAGATCAGGACATTTTCAGAGTTAAATTTTTTTATCAACTCCACTGCATCCATGTGCTCTATCTGGACCCCTTTGAGTCTCTCTGCGGCTTCAATGATCTTATTGGGGAGGTTTCCCCAATCGATTGCCGCATACCCCTTTTCTCTCCCTTGGATATCTTCCTTCCATCCCACTTTTTGACCATTTGTCCTAAATCCATAGCCAGAATTAAGCCGGATCATAAAATCGATAGCCTTTTGGTATGGATCTTTCCTCTCTGAAGCACATGCATCTTCATAGGCCACTCGCGCATATGGCGTAAGGTATGCCGCCCTGCTGAGCTTCTCCGGATCTTCCCGGATACACCGGAAAAGATTCACAACATTATCATCTATATCGTTGATGGTCTCGATATTGCTTCTTGGCTTGCTGAAAAACACGGCTCCGCTTCCGAAGAATGGCTCTAAATAACTATGATGTTTAGGAAATCTCTGTATGATCCATTTTGCGATCCTCCATTTGCTTCCCGGGTACTTAATCACTCCGTTCATGCTTTTACTCCTCATTGTTCAGCCATAATTATTGCTATGCCTTCACACTGATTTCTGTTTCCCATTCCTGCAATGTTATTTGCCCTTTGCAGTTATGCTTGTACTCCTCCATCCAACAGTCAAACATTTCTTGCGCCGACTTAAACTTAAACGATAGCCCGCTGCGCTTTCTCTCCTCAAGCATTTTTTCAAATGCTCTTAAATAGGCCTCCTTATATTTCGGGTACTCCGAAAATTCCTTTTTCCTACTCCAGTAGCTTGCCAGAGGACAACCAATACATCCCACACGTGTATAACCCCTGTCGTATAAGGGATTCACTTTCAAATGGCGGGATCTGATATATTCCCAGACGTTTTTTCTCGTCCAATCGTAAATGGGATTTACAATTATGTTATTTTTCTTCCGCATCTCCTCTATCAATTTGCAATTCCAGATCGGTTCTCGTGTAAGGCTTTCCTCATAGACTTCCAGCGCGTGTTCCAGCGGAAAAAATTTAGCGTCCTTTGCCGTTGTACCTTTCACAATAAAAGTATCTCTCCCCTTTCTCTTTGCGCTTTCTTCTGCCCTTACTCCCGTCGCGCATATCCTATTGGGAGTTTTCGACTCTTTTAAGACCGCGCAGCAATAGCGCATTATCCTTGTGGGAGGAATCTTTTCCTTAGGGATCAAATTCCACATGGTGATTTGCTTCCCACTCTCGTCCACAGCTTTACTGATCTTCGCATTGACACCTTTTGCTTTCAACCGCTTAAACTCGTCTTTGATGAAATAGAACGTTTCCGGAGCGTCTACCGTTGTCAGAGAATGGATCACTTCGAACTCATTCGGCTTTAAGCAATTTTCCGCAAGATCCAATAGGACCGAGCTATCCTTCCCGCCTGAGTAGGTGATAATGAGCGGCTTTTCATAAAATCTTTGACTCATCTCTGCTGCCAGCCGAAGGGCTCTCATACTATCTTCTATTCTCTTTCCCATTTTTTTGTTTTCCTAAAAAGATTTATGCCACCTATTTTTCATTTCATTCGGCATTTGAGATTTCCCTCGTTTTCCCGTCCAATGAATTCCCCCGGCTTCCCCGTCGAAGGCAAAATTACTTGCCTTAAGGGATGCCCCTGTCTCCGATTGAAGGGTATACGTAATTACTTTCTCGTACCCCATTTCCTTCGCGATCCTACAGGAAGCCCCGTATAGCATAGAGCACGCATTTTTCGATCCATCAGTACACACTCGATTGATTTCCAACGTCCTTCCGTCATCTAAATATCTCGATACCGGTCTTCCGCATATTGCGACACCGCAAATTTGATCCTCCGAATAGCATGCGATCGCAAATTTACATCCTGCCACTTTTGCGTTATGCCTGTGATGTTTTTCCACGTACTGATTCGCTTCCCGAAGCGTTATTGGCCTTATTCTCATTTTCCTGTTCATCTATTTTTTGAATCCCCCTGAAGATCGGATAAAACTGTTGCGGCACTACCGCATTCCCCAGACATTTGATCCGTTCTGCTCTATGCGGGATCCTCCCGATGATCCGCGGGATCTCCGGCTCCGAATCCCAGTAATGGTTCAGGAGAAAATCTCTGTCCAGCCTATGGGGAAGCCCATCAGCCACTCCGTCCACTCCGGATTCAACTGGCCTCCATTCCCCCGTGACAGATTCTTTCTCTCCTCTTCTGTCAATACTCCATTCTCCGTAAGATCCTTCAGCTTCTGAAAATTCCCACTCCCTCCGCAAAGCCCCGCTCCCGTCGTGACCGTCGGAAGTAACACTGCGCTCGACAGTTTCCCGCTCTTTGCCGCCTTTTCGATGCTCTCCCGCCGAGCAGGAGCTCCTTTGCTGTCCGAGGCCCGCGGCGTCGGAAACGCCACTCTCCCGGCATCCGATAATCGCGACCCGCTTCCGCTCGTGCCATGCGCCGACCGCAAGAGCTGGAATAATAAACACCCTGCACCGATATCCCTCGTCTTCCAACGCAGAAAGAATATCGGAGAGTGCCATATTGACGATCCCAGCAACGTTTTCTCCAATAATCCAATTCGGCCGGAGCTCCCGAATGACTCGAAACATTTCCGGCCAGAGGAAGCGGTCATCCTTCTCGCCTCTTCGCTTCCCGGCCAAAGAGAACGGCTGGCATGGAAATCCTCCGGAAATAATGTCAACTGTTCGTAAACCTGTTCTTTCATAAAAGCTTTCCTTCGTAAGGTCCCGGATATCCCGCCATTTTGGGACATCCGGCCAATGCTTCTCAAGTACGGAATATGAGTAATCGGCAAACTCACACTGCCCTACTGTCTTGATTCCGGCCCATTCCGCCGCAAGATCCAGACCGCCAATTCCGCTGAAAAGGGATAGATGATTCATGTTTCTCTTCTCCCATGTCAAAAGCTTATTCCCACATGTTTTATCATCGCCTCGCGGTCATCCATATTGAACCAGTCCATTTCCGGCTCTCCGCGATAGTATTCATCGAGCGCTTTGCACCTCGTCACCCGAAGACCCGTGAAGTCCAGCTCGATCCATTCTTTTAAACGGAGGTGTGTGTATCTAAGCACTTTTCCTACTGTCTCCGCGAACACGACAGCATAAATCCTAGACTTTCTCTTTCTGTCGGATACGATCCACGCCTTCATTCCTCCTTCTCACCCCTTATAGAATCATCAATTTTTTCTGTCTTGAGAATCGGTCCAAGACTCATCAAACAGAAACCTTCTTCGAGACCATACTCCGAATGGCCGCGCAGGATGTAAGTGATATCTGTTATAATGTCCTCTCCGGTATATCCTCCATTAGGAGTCCATTTATGGAGCCGCAGACTGTCACCTTCCGCAAATCCCCGGTCGTCTTTTCTGAGCTCAAACTTCTTCTTTCCGCTCTTGACGGCGTTATAGTATTCCGGCAGAATTTTCAGTTCGTGTATCATTCCTCTGTTCCAATCAAAACTTAATCCGCACACTTATTTCATAATCTTCAGGATATCCTCATCCCTAAGATGTAATTCCCGGAAAAGTTTGATAAGCTCCGGGAACTCCCAATTCCCAGATCTCTTCCTCCTGGCAAAGCTCCTCTCCGAAATCCCGATTTCCCTCGCGATATCTTCATCCCGAAGGTCTAACTCTATTTTCTTGATCTTCAAAACCCTTGCCAGGTCCTTTGCTTTACACAAAGGATCTGCCTTTATCCTTGGCATTCTTTTTCCTTCCCCGGAAACTGCATTATCCCTCTATCCTGCTCCGCTTTTTACGAAAAGATATGCAACGCAATGAGTGACAGTAACCCTATGCACTCCAGGACTGCCACCCATCTCCAGAAAATCATTCTTCCCAGTGCGGTCTTCTTGTCCTCAACGAGGACCCTCAGATTCGCCCCGAGAAGAGAAGTCCTTCTCTTCAGCACCTGAAGCTCTCTGGCCATTTCCGCAACCCGTCTTCCTTCTGCCATGGCCTTCAGATCAGGCACATTTAACTCTGTCAGTCTCATCGTATCTCCTCCTCTTCGATCTCCCGGAACCGCTGTTCGAGAAACTTTATATCTGTTTCTAATTCGATGAACTTCTGCCACAATGCCCACATTGTGCAGGCATCTGGCTCTCTGTCATGTGGCCACATATCCCGCAGTTCTCCCACTCGTTTTCTTGCCGTTTCAATCCCTACTTTCAGCCCGTCCTTCATCTTCTCCTCCCCTTCCGATGTCGAGCAGTCTCATCGCATCTTTGATCTGCATGCGCGCCACACCATGACGGCAGTTCTCGCAGTCCCCGAATCTTGTCGGACACTGATTATTCTCAATGTCCGGATGACCACAACTGAATGCAATCTCGCAGTGAGATCCATCCTTAAGTGCAAAAATGAAATCCATGTTTCCTCCTTCTTATTCAGCTAAAATTTGCCTGCTGTATCTTTTTAAGACACTTTTATGTGAAAAAAATTTGATCTATATCCGTTGCGCTCAGCTGATATTTTGTCCTTATCTTTAAGATTTCTCCTACCGTAAACTCAGCTCCCTTTCTTTCGTTGATCTTCCGCGAGAACGTCCCATTTGTCATATTCAAATACCCTGCAAGGGATTTTCCACTATCTCCATTTCTTACTATGATTGATTTTAATAAATTTTTATTCATATTTCCTCCTTTGTGTCTTATTTAGACACTTCTATAGTATGAGCTTTGCGCTTTTTTGTCAATCTGTTTTTTAATTTTGCTATCTTATATTGCCTTTATCGCACTGTCAGAGTATCATTGAAATATTAAAAAATCGAAAGGACATATTTATCTATGACTATGGCGAATAGAATCAAAGAGCGACGTATCGCAATGCATCTTACGCAAGATGCGCTTGCGCAAAAATTGGGATTGCAAAAATCTGCTATTGCCAAATACGAAAGTGGGAGAGTTCAAAATGTCAAAAAATCCATTCTCGCCAAAATGTCCCTAATCCTAGAATGCACGCCTTCTTACCTGATGGGATTTGACGACTTATCACCTGACATCATTCTCTCCCCTGCGGAACGCGAACTGGTTATAGCCTATCGCAATGCTAACTCCGGCATCCGAATCAGTATCCGCAAATTACTTGACATCGAGGAATCCGCAACGGAACGAAGATCGTCGACCTCCGCCGATATCGAGACCGCCTGAACCATCCATATCCTGATTAAGAGGCTTTTTATGAATATAATGGGAATTGATATCGATGTTGGGATCCTCGTTGTATTAAGCTTCGCTCTAATAGTTCTTATATTTTTTGTCACTATGTTCTTTCATAAGCTTCTGAAAAAATATCGGCATCGTAAGATTGATTTACTGAAAGAACAGATTAGTGATCTTCAGAAAGAAAATTATATATTCCGCTCCAAGAAGATCTCCCTTGAGCACAGGGTCGCGGATCAAACAGAATTTATTCACACACTCAAAAGATCCGTCGCGCTATTAAAAGAAGAAAACGGAAGGCTGAAAGTATCTGAGAAAAAGGCGACAGATGAATTGATCGCTCTAAAAGAACATCATCGAATCTTTCTATCCAATCTAACTGTCTATCCCTACCTTGCTGCAATCCAGTCCGATCTTGAAACCGGATATTTGAAGCGATACATTAAAGCATTAGACTACGGAGATAGCGCGACCCGCCGAGAGAAAATTGCGACGATCCGAGAGATTCGGGCAGAGACCAAGGCCTATCTCCAAAAATATAAGATGTATGAATATAATTTGCATTACCTTCTAAAACTCTTCCCTTCCTTGCAGGATGTCCTCGATGTAAATTATTTCGAACTTCCTGAGGCAGTGAAAGATTCCAAAGAAATCCCGACTTATGATCCCATTCGCGACTATCTAAGCAAAGAAGAATACCAGAGTCTAAATGAAAGCGCCCGCAATCAGCTGGCGCTTGACAATTATATTCGCTCCCACCGAAAGACCAAATGGCAGATCGGCCGGGATTATGAGCTCTTCGTCGGATGGCAATACCAAAAAGGGGGATGGCATGTCGATTATTATGGCTCTGCTATGAGGCTGGAGGATATGGGGCGAGACCTGATTCTTGAGCGTGATGGCCGCTATCTGATTGTTCAATGCAAATATTGGTCCGAAAGAAAACAGATTCACGAAAAGCATATCTTTCAACTGTATGGATCTCTCGTTTGCTATTCTATCGAACATTGCCTTCCGATCTCTTCCGTCGTCGGCATATTCGTTACTTCCTCCTCTTTGTCGATTATGGCCAGGAAAGTCGCCAAGGTCCTTCATATACAATTCAAAGAAAACTATCCCATTAGAGATTTTCCCCGCATAAAATGCAATATCGGAAGAGACAGTGCTGGAAACAAGACCCATATCTATCATCTACCAATGGATCAACAATACGATCAAGTGAAACTCCTTCATCCAGGAGAGTTTCTTGCTTTCACGGTAAAAGAGGCTGAGGCAATGGGCTTTCGGCGCGCTTATAAATGGCATCCAGGCAACGAATAAGAAAGGAATATCTCTGCTATGGCAACGATTACAAAACTCAAATCCGGGCATTACCGCATTCGAAGGACTTACCAAAAGGAGGTATATTCCTTGGTCTTAGACTATAAGCCAACTAAAGCTCAGGCGGATAAGATTCTCTTTGCCATGATCCAAAATCGTCCAGAAAAGCCCACTTCCCGGATTCGCTTCGGCGAAGCCGCAGAGAGATATATCGCCTCTAAAAATGCTATCCTTTCGCAGTCTACTATCACCGGATATTACTCTATTTTGCGAAATATTCCTGAATCGTTTCGGATCTTACGTCTTGACTCCATTCGACGAGAAGACATACAGATATTGCTTAACGACTATGCAAGTTCCCATAGTCCTAAATCCGTGCGAAATCTGAGCGGATTTATAAGTGCTGTCATGCGATCTCAGATACCTACCTTTACCGCTTCGGCTACGCTTCCGCAAAAGTCCCGAGATACCTTTTACGTCCCAGAAGAGGAAGACGTGCGCCGTATCCTGGATTATTCCAAGGGATCCAAGTATGAGATCCCGCTATGGCTTGCGTGTTTGGGCCTTCGCCGATCAGAGGTCTGCGCTCTCTGTTATTCCGACCTGACAGACCGCACGCTTTCCATCTCTAAGGCCCTTGTTATCGATCCCCATGGGAAATGGGTACTGAAGTCCACGAAAACAGCACTCTCTACTCGCTCCATCATTCTCCCCCACTATGTCGCATCACTGATCCACTCCCAAGAAAATCAAATAAACTCCGAGCGGATTTATTCCGGTTCCCCCGGGCAAATCAACGAATATCTCGCATCCGTGGAAGAGCATTTGGGAATAGAACATTTTAGCCTCCACAAATTGCGGCATTACTTCGCAGCCTCCGCCCGAGAAATCATGAGTGACCAATATGTTGAAGAGGCAGGGGGCTGGCGCCCCGGAAGCCAAGTCATGCGGAAGGTCTACTCCTATGCTCAGAAGAAGCGCTCCGAGGCGGCAAAAAAAGACCTCGCCGACCGAATGGAACGAATCTTAAAATGA